TTCTGATGGAATGGGTAAATATACTGCTACTATCTATGGATTAGATTCAAAAGGTAAAAGAGTTGAATTAAAAAGTTTAAATGATTTAAACAAATACTCTAAATTTGAAATTGATGAATCAGTAAACGAAGGTAAATATTACATTACTCGTAACTTAGGTAGAGGGCAGGGTAAAGCATTAATTAGACATTACGATATAAAAAAGCAAAAAACTAGCGATAAACCAAAAGAGTTTAAATCATACAAAGACGCTCAAAAAGAAGTAGAGAAGCTCCAAAGGGGTGGTTCTATGGGTGGACAGATGACAGCATATATCATTACTGATAAAAATATGAATCCATTATCTGAATCAGTAAACGAAAATGATTCGTATTCAATCACAGATGATAAAGGTAGACACTTTTTACTTATAGTTGGCGAAGAACCAAAAGATTCTAAAGGAAAATCTGAGTATAAAAAAGATGGATTTTACATTTCACCACAAAAAGGATTTAAAGGATTAATAACTGCATATTTTAAAGATGAGAAAACTCTCAAAAAAAATATAGATAAGAAATATCATAACCAACTTGGTGAATCTATTAACGAAGCTAAAGTACACTTTGAAAAGAAATTAAAAAGTGGTAATATCTTTCAAGTAATCGATAGAGATATGAAAGGTATGAGAAGGCCTGAAAAAGAAGATAAGTTTCTTATGCAGATTGTAGATAAAAAAGGTAAGGTAGTTAAACACATTGGTTCACACCCATCACTAAGTGGAGCTAAAAAATATTCCAACTCATTACCTGAAGGACTCAAAGAAGGTGTGATGAGTGATATCAATATGATGTCAAAGCAAGCTAAGACTTTAGATGACTTTTTAAAGAAATTCTTTAAAGAGTATGGAAAGCAAATCAAGAAAAACTCTGACACTATTAATTGGGCAACTGATTTATATAATGGTGTAAATGAAGCAAAGCTTGGTGACATAAAGAAAGCTGTAAGAAACAGACCCAATCCATATTCACTTGTAATATCAAGAAACGGAAAAGTTATTGACCAAGTACACATTCAAAACCCAAATGAAGCACCAGCTATGTTTAGAGTATTGAAGAAAAAACATCCAAATGATTTAGTAGCACTCGAAGATAGTTCAGGAAGAATACTATTTACCGAGTATGTACAAGAATATGATGTTGATACAATTGAAGAAGCTAAAGACTTTGTAAACTTTATGAAAGAATACAAAAGTGATATTAACGAAGCAGAATACCAAGGTAGAGATGTTAAGTTAGGTAAGCCAATGCAGGGTGATGTTAAAAAGTTTAAAGTATACGTTAAGAATCCGAAGGGTAATGTTGTAAAAGTAAACTTTGGACACGGTGGGTCTTCAGCTAAAGGTAAAACAATGTCAATCAGAAAAAATAATCCTGATGCTAGAAAAGCATTTAGAGCTAGACACAATTGTGATAATCCTGGACCAAGACATAAGGCTAGATATTGGTCTTGTAGAAAATGGTAATCTACATTCATTAAATTATTTTTAATATTTATATACAAACAAAACAGTTATGAAAGTTATACATACGTTCATCTCACATGATGACACTAAGATTACTGAGGTATCTTTACTTACTCAAGTATTAAGCGCACTCAGTTGGAAACACCACAACCCCTCAGATACATTGTGGTTGTACACAAACACTAAAACACTTAGTGAATACAAAAGTTATGGTATAGATAAGTTATACGATAAAATAGATACTGATGTATTAGACAGATACCCATCTAATATTAATAATAAAGTATTTTGGGCAACCCCTAAGTTATGGGTAATGAAAAATCAAACAACGCCATTTGTTAATTTAGATACTGATTTTGTATTTCATAAAAAATTACAAATGATAGACGACTCTGTTGTGTTTTTACATCAAGAAAATCCAACCACATATCCATTTCCAACTAAATTAGAACATTCTGATGATTTTAAATGGAGTGAAATTGAGTTGAGTGGATTTCTAAATTCACTACCAGTAAATACAGCATTATCAATATGGACAGATATTTCATTCTTACAGAAATACCTTGACCGATATTTTGAATTCGTAACAAATAATGAGGGTAGAATGACGTTGACAGAAGATGAGGTCAGATATACACATAAAAATGGAGCTCAGCTAACATCAGAACAATGGCTACTATCAGCTATGATTTTATTAGAACAGCAAACAAATGAAAACTTCAGCTCTAAATCACTTTTACCAATATTATCTCATATTGCTGGATTCAAACCACAAGACTACAATATGCCATTACCACAATTAATGGAAGGTGTTAATAATAGTATGTTCCATTTATGGAATAGTAAGTCGGTATTTGAAATGGGTAATTATAGTGTATTTACTGCGTTAGTTAAAAGTCTAACCTCATCGATTTCAAATCTAATTCCAAGCTTAAATGATGATACATTGTATGATATATTAGAATCTATAACTGATAGTGTAAGAAAAGTGCCTGATGATTCTATCATCGAATCAAACGAAGAAACTCAGACACAAACTACTAAAAGTGATTAATTAATTTTATTCACATATTTATTAAATAGTTCCTCTAATGGGAACATAAACAAAGTTAAACAATAAAAAGGTAAATTATGACCACAATTTTAATTATTTTAGGTGTACTAGCAGTAGCTGCAGGAGTATACTTCTTCCTTATCAAAACTGGTAAGATTAAAGACGAAGACAATGACTTAGTAGCAGACGTAGTTGAAGACAAAATTGCTGACGTTAAGAAAAAAGTCAACAAAACTAAAAACGAAGTTAAGCGTAGAGCTAAAAGAGTAAAAGAAGAATTGGCTGACGTTAAAAAAGAAGCTAAAGAATTAGTAAACCAAGTAGATGACGTAGTTGATGCTGTAAAAGGTAAATCAAGAAAAGGTAGAAAACCATCATCAGGTTCTGGCAAAGGACGTGGAAGAAAAGCTTCATCAGGTTCAGGTAAAGGGCGCGGACGAAAATCATCAGGTTCAGGTAAAGGACGTGGAAGAAAATCATCAGGTTCTGGTAGAGGTAACGGTAAATCTAAAAACTAATAAGGAATTACTATGAAAAAGTTTGTAGGCAATATACAAACATTAGTAATCCTTGTTTTAGTAATTTTAGTCTTATTAAAAACCTGTGGTGGGCTTGGCTCATCTGACCCAATTGAAAAAGTAATAACTAAAGTAGAAGTAAGATACGATACTTTAGAAGTTGAAAAGCGGGTTTTTGTACCAAAGGTTAAGACTGTTATTCGAACGAACACTATTACTGATACTGTTTTTAAAAAATACAAAATAGATACTTTAGCAATATTAAAAGATTATTATTCTAAGTATGTTTATCAAGATACCCTTAAGCTAGATAGCTTAGGGTATGTTGTTATTATGGACACAATTACTCAGAACAAAATCTTTAGTAGACGATTTGATAGTCAAATATTAATACCAACTACTACAATAACCAATGATATTTATTTAAATCAAAGTAAATTCTTTGGTGGTGTTAGTATAGGTGGAAATAAATCACAAATAAACTTTTTATCTGGAGACTTACTTTACAAGTCTAAAAAAGATAATGTATATGGGTTAGGAATTGGTGTAAATCAGAATTTAGAACCAATCATTACAGGTAGACTTTATTGGCGACTTCAATTCGGTAAAAAATAACCTATGTCAAAGTCTATTAAAGAAATAGTAAGAGAAGAGTACGTTAAATGTGCTAAAGACCCCGTATACTTTTTTAGAAAGTATTGTTATATACAACACCCATCTCGTGGTAAGATTCTTTTTAATCTTTATGATTTCCAAGAAGACTTAATGGGGGCTGTATCTGAAAAAAGATTCAATGTAATACTTAAATCACGACAGTTAGGTATATCAACACTATCAGCCGGATATTCACTCTGGTTAATGTTATTTCACGAAGACAAGAACGTATTGGTAATTGCAACCAAACAAGAGGTAGCTAAAAACTTAGTTACCAAAGTTAGGTTTATGCATCAAAATCTACCATCGTGGCTAAAAGGCCAGACTGAAGAAGATAATAAACTTTCTCTTAGACTTAAAAATGGGTCTCAAATAAAAGCTACATCAGCAGCAGGTGATGCTGGTCGTTCTGAAGCATTATCATTATTAGTAATTGATGAGGCTGCCTTTATCGACAATGTAGAAGAAATTTGGACATCAGCACAATCTACATTATCTACTGGTGGTGGTGCAATTGTACTATCTACCCCTAATGGTGTTGGTAATTGGTTTCATAAAGTATGGTTACAAGGACAAGCTGGTGAACAAATGGAATCCAATAGAACTACATTGGTCAGTACATCCTGATAGAAATCAACAATGGAGAGAAGAACAAACTAAACTTCTTGGAGAAAAGGGAGCAGCACAAGAATGTGATTGTGACTTCATTTCATCTGGTTATACAGTTGTTGAGGGTTCTACTCTACAATGGTATGAAGAAACACACGTTAAAGACCCAATTGAAAAACGAGGATTTGATGGAAATTATTGGTTATGGGACTTCCCTAATTATTCAAAAAGTTATGTAGTAGTGGCTGATGTTGCTCGTGGTGATTCTACGGATTACTCAGCATTTCATGTATTTGATGTAGAGACTGTTGAGCAAGTTGCCGAATATAAAGGTAAAATAGAAACTAAACAATATGGGGCATTCTTAACTTCAGTTGCTACCGAATGGAACAACGCCTTATTAGTTATAGAAAACGCTAATATAGGTTGGGCAGTTATTCAAGAAGTTATAGACCGAAACTATCAAAACTTATATTATTCATATAGAGATATTGGTTATATTGATGAAGATATTCATTTACGAAAAGGATTTGATTTAAAACGTAAAGATGATATGGTACCTGGATTCTCAATGACAAGTAGAACACGACCATTGGTTATCTCAAAATTAGATACTTATATGAGAGAGAGAACACCTATTGTACGTTCAAAACGTTTAATAGATGAACTCTTTGTTTTTATATGGAATGGTAGTAGAGCTGAAGCCCAACGTGGTTACAATGATGATTTGGTGATATCATTCTCAACAGGACTTTGGGTAAGAGATACGGCATTAAAATTAAGACAACAGGGTATGGATTTAACAAGAACTACGTTAACCCATATGAGAAAAAACTCACCTGGTGCTTATGCGTCTCATAACCTTAGAAGTGACCCATGGAAACAAAAAGACCAACGTGGAAACGATAACGATTTAACTTGGTTACTATAAATTTGGATATAAACTATTTTTTTTGTATATTTATACATTGTAGAGTTATATCACATTATTAGAAAATAAAATTATGGCAGATAAATCATTATTTGGTAGGTTAAAGAAACTATTTAACACGCAAGTGGTAGTTCGTAGGATAGGTAAGGGTAATACCCAAGCTATTGATACGCAACGACTCCAGTCTCAAGGTAACTTAAGAGGCTCATCTTACTACGACAGATTTGGTAGACTACATACCACTCGAAGACATTGGGAAACCTATAACAATCAATTCAACTATCATTCTAATAAATTAGAATTATATACAGATTACGAAGCGATGGATAAGGATTCTATCATCGCATCTGTATTAGATATATATTCAGACGAGACTACTCTAAAAAATGATATGGGTGATGTAATCCGTATTAAGTCAAATGACGAGAATATTAAAAAGATATTACATAACTTATTCTATGACGTACTAAACATTGAGTTTAATCTATGGTCATGGATTAGGGGTATGAACAAGTATGGTGATTATTACTTACATCTTGATATAGAAGAACAAGTAGGTATTGTTAACGCATCACCAATGTCTGCATATGAAGTAGAACGTGAAGAAGGTTTTAATCCAGAGAACCCATATGAAGTAAGATTCAAAATGGGGTCAATGGGGGCTGCACATGGTGCAAGTGTAAACAAAAATGCTGAGTACTTTGAGTTTTATCAAATGGCACACTTTAGATTAATGTCAGATACAAACTTCCTTCCTTATGGTCGTTCACTATTAGAAGGTGCTAGAAAGACTTGGAAGCAATTAACTCTTATGGAAGATGCTATGATGATTCATAGAATTATGAGAGCGCCTGAAAAGAGAGTCTTTAAAATTGATGTTGGTAATATTCCTCCTGGTGAAGTTGATAATCACATGAGAAGTATTATTGACCAAATGAAAAAAGTTCCTTACTTAGACCAAAATACTGGCGATTACAATCTAAAGTTTAACTTAATGAATATGTTAGAAGATTACTATCTACCTGTAAGAGGTGGTCAAAGTGGTACTGAAATTGATTCATTACAAGGAATGGAATTCGGTGGTATTGATGATATTGAGTATTTAAAAAATAGAATGATGGCTGCTCTGAAAGTTCCGAAAGCTTTTATTGGGTATGAAGAAGGTGTTGAAGGTAAGGCTACACTTGCACAACAAGATATTCGTTTCGCTAGAACAGTTGAACGAATTCAAAAAATTGTTCTTTCTGAATTAACTAAAATAGCTGTTGTACACTTGTATTCACAAGGATATGAAAACGCAGATTTAGTAAACTTTGAATTAGAACTTACTAACCCATCTATCATATACGAACAAGAGAAAGCAAATCTTTGGTCTGAAAAAGTATCATTAGTTTCAGATATGAAAGACTTAAATATGTTATCTCAAGAGTGGATGTATAAGAATATATTTAATATGAGTGATGACGAGTGGAAGCTTGAACAAGGAAAAGTCATTAGTGATATTAAATTAGGATTCAGACATAGTCAAATAGAAGATGAAGGTAATGACCAGTTAAAACTGGTGAATCATTTGGTACTGCACATGATTTAGCATCATTATCTCAACAAAGTGGTGATGAT